AAAGCGTTGCCAGAGGCCTTATACAACATAGCTATGGGCGACGAAAAAGCTAGCAAAGCTATGGGCGGTCTGGGCAAACTTCTTGCAATGACCAACCCGTTGGCTTTACCACAAGCAGTCAAGCCACTGACCGAAGCGATACTGGGCAAGTCTTTCTACAGCGGCGACATTGAGTCCGAGCGCGAGAAGAAGACCATGATGCCGTCCGAGCGTTATCGCGAGTCCACCACGGAAGTGTCTAAATTGCTTGGGCAAGTCACAGGTGCAGTCGGTATCAGCCCGATCACACTGGACTACTTGATGCGTGGCTATACAGGGCCACTGGGGATTGCCGTTGTGCAGCTTGCCAACCCGCTACTGAACACTGAGGCTGAAGCTGCTATTGCCAAGCCGTCTATGAAAGCCAGCAAAGTGCCGTTCATTGGTGGTCTCTTCCAGCCCGTTGAAGGCCGGGGAACACTGGACGAAGCCTACGCTGAGATGCAAGAAATTCAGCAGGTCAAAGGCACTTACAACCGTTTGGTATCCGAAGGTCGCCGCGCTGAAGCCAATGCCTTTGCCCAAGAGTACGCTACCAAACTCAGCATGGCCTCCGTTTCAGGCGCTGTGCAGAAACAGTTGGGCGAGTTTGCCACCCAAGAACGCCGCATCGTTGCCCATCCAACAATGTCGCAAGAAGAAAAAGACGCACGTCTGAAACAGATCGACAAAGCCAAACTGGCTTATGCCAGACGCTTCCTTGCGGCTAGCGAAAGAACCACACCCCAATAAGCCCGTCGCGGATACAGGGTAGGGCTTTGGCATCGAACAGGCGCAGGGTCAGCGCCTTGTTCAAACCTTCACGTTTGATGGCGGCAGTATCGAGGCAGGGGACGAAGAACCCCTGCCCCTTCTCAACTTTGCTCCACGGGTACGTGATTGATAAGTGCTTCATCTGACTCCGTTACTTTGCGGCTGATGTGCATGGCCGACACCCTCATCGGCGGTGCGCTGGTCTTGGCCATCATGTCCTTCTTGGTGACGTAGGAGACGGTGAATTCGTCCTCCAGTTGGCGCTTGAAGTTGGTGTAACCAAAGCTCATGTTTGAGCAGAACGACTTGAGCATACGCTCTTCAATGAAGAAGTCCACATGGCCAGCGGTTGCGCCGTGCTCGACCCGGCCCATAACTTCAGCGCGGGTTGTGTGCTTGTCCACCATCGAGCCGTCACCCAGATGCGCCAGCGGGCCAGCTTTATCGCCATACTTGACCACCACGAACTTGCCTTGGTACTCCTGCACGAATGCGTTGAGTACGTCCTCGGCACTGCGGTGACCGCCCTTGATACTGGAGCGTTGAATGACGATGCGCTTGCGGTAGCTGTCGATGATCTCGGTCAGGGGGAACTCAGCGATGTTGGCGTGTGTGCTGTTCATGATGATGCCTGCGGCGATGGCACAACCGATACCACCCATCCAGAAACGCTCGTCGTTGGGAGCCCTGTACTCGGTGTACATGCGGCGCACAGTCTCGGGAACCAGTGTTTTGAGCAGGTCAATGTTGTCCACCATGTACTGCACCAGAGCCTCGCCAGCTACGGCGTAGTTGTTCTGCAAGCACTTGACGATCTCGATCTCATCGGCATCCAGCTCCAGCTTCTCGTCCATCACGTACTCAATCAGGCGGCGCAGTTCACCCTCGGACGAGTGCTTGCGTGAGCCGGTCAGGTAGTCCACAACGTGGGTGTTTGAGGACATGATGGCTGTGGACGACCATGTGGACAGGTTCAGCCGTTCCTTGTTGGCTCCCGACTCCATACGCTCCTTGCCGCGCCCCTCGCTCATGCTGAACAAGAATGCAGGGAACCACTCGAAGTCGTCGCGGTTCTTGCTGGTGATCTCGTCCGTGATGAGTGGGTTGCTGTGCAGAAGACCAAGGCGCTGTTGCATGGCCACAGGTGACGTACCTGCACCGGTGCGGTAGTGGATGGGGTGACCCCAGATTGAGGCCGCGCCATCAAGCGCCAGTGATTTGCCAGTACCCGACTCGGTCGAGGCGCAGTGAACGGTCAAGCCGTGCAGTCCTGTGAAACGCATCAGCGGTGAGCCAGCGCCCATGAGGATGATGGCCAAGTGATCCCACAGCTTGCGGCGCACCAGCAGGTTAATAAACTGCCGCCAGACTTCCAAGCTACCCGTGGGCCGCGAGTTCATCGTGATGTTCTCCAGCCCGGGCATGGGCACTTCGATGGCTTCCTTGCCTAACGCATAGATTTTGCCGCCGAAGACGTAGGTGTCGTTGGGTTGCCAGCCGTAGCTGGACGGTACTTCAATGGGTCGTTTTTCGCTGCTCATTTTCTCCACGCATGCTCTGATGTAGTCGTATAAGTTCTTGTCGTTGCCTGAGCCAAATGCGGCCAGTACGTTCTGCTGTGCCAACGCCTTGACTGTCTCGTCCTTGCTGACAACTGATTTCTGGGGGAATGAAATGTCCACGGTCTTGTAGTCCCGCACTGCCAACATGTGCACAAGATGTTCACCGTTACTGCTCAGGATGTCCACAGGGAACAGGTCGTAGGGCAGCAACATGATCTGGCGTTTGGTTACCTGACCGTTGGCATCCGTGTCTTCCTTCTCCATGAATACCCCACCACGCACACCGTAGGCATAGCCTCGAGGCGCTTCAGGGCGCTTCAACTGCTTAGCTTCTTGGCCATCAACGGCTGGCAACTCGATGGTCGTTTCGGCGGTGACTACCGCTGTCTCTCGCCCCAACGCCAAGGGGTTGGTGATCTTCCCAAAGTGTGGGCATTCGTTACAGATGCCGGGGTTCTCTGAGTCGAACTTGGTGCAGGGGTATGGGCCCTTGATCTCAGCCAGCTTCTGGTGCATGCGGTCATGCGGGTATGGGTGCAGGTCGGTCAACCAGATCGCGGCCTTCTCGCCATCGTTGCACTTCTGGGTAATGCTCAACCAGCCACGCCAAATCGGTTCCACGCCATCTTGGTCGGCGTTCTCGACGTACCACTCGAGCTGCTTGCAACCTGCTCCTGCCTTGGTCTTCTTGTAGATGTTCTTGAACAACGTGATGCTGTTCTCAAACAACTTAACCGTGGTAGGGGTGTGGGGTGCGTCAGGGCGTTGACCGGGCAGAGCCAAGGGTGTGACTGCGGTTGGGCGGGGGAGTGCTGGAAGTGAGACAAGCTGTTGCTCGATGTGGTTGGCCAAGTCATCAAAGTCAAACGTATCACCTTCAGCCAGTATGCGGACTGGGCGCGGCGTAGCGTACTTGGCTTTGTTGTTGAACGTGCCGGGGAAACGTAGCACTCGGGCTGAGTCGGCGGTCACCGTCATGTCGATACTCAAGCCTTCCTGTTTGCACAGGCGCTTTAAGTTCTCGGCCACAGGCTTCCACTCATCAACGACTATGTCCTGCGTGAACGGCCAGTAGCAGTGCAAGCCGCCGCCTGAATCCACGATGTAGGGTGTGCCAAGCAAGTCCAGACCAGTCTTGACCATGAAACCATTGAGCGCCATTGCTGCCGCCTTCTTGGTGTCGTAGCCATCCATGTCAATGAACAGCGAGCGAATGAACCGAGCGTTGTCGGCTGTGCGCTTGCCTTTGGTTTCAAACGTTGACAGCGCGAAGTAGATGTCTTTGCTGTCGCCCCATTTGGTTATGGTCGCGGGTAGTTCATCCAGATATTGAACAAAATTGTGCTCCTTCTTTTTTGTAGTTAGCTCTGCCGCGCAATACAACCCGTTGTCCGGAGACGGCAAAACAACCGCTAGAAATTCAAGCGGGGTCATGGGTATCCTTCGGGTTTAAGAGAACAGGTCGAGCTGTTTAGGGTCGCGTGGGGGGAATTCTTTTTCAGGAGCTATGGCAGTGAAGCGGCGGAGGATTTCAATTTGCCAGTCGATTGGCGCACCGAATTCGTTGTCTTCCATGTACATGGCAAAGTACTTGATGAGTTCTGTGTTGCTTAAGGTGCGAGGCCGTAGTGTTGACATATTTTTCTCCATGCGTCGTCCGCTGAATGGGCTGATCTAAGAATTGTGAGAAGCGTCTCAACACGATGCTCATACGCTGGGAAGATGTCGCCACCCTCGAACCAGTTGTAGACCGTCTGTCGTGACACGCCCAAGGCTTTTGAGATGCGAACAACTGAGAAGTTGTGATGCGCGGCCCATCGTCCAAGCTGGTTGCCTGAAGTCTTGGGCGCTCGCATGATCGCGTCGATTGTTTTTTGTGAGTAGGCCATGTTGTTTGGGTGGGGGTACTCGCTGCACTGTGGTTAGCATCCCTCTCGGGCACAGCATCCGCTTTCCCCCCGAAACTCCTTAGTTATTCATCATCCCAGTCGGACACGATGTCGGCGAGCTTGCCTTTCTTGGCAGGCACGGCGGCGGCTTTTGGTGCTTCCTTGCGCACTTCAGGTTCCTCGTCAGCATCGGCCACGGGCGCGGCTTTGGCTTTCTTGGCTGTCTTGGCAGGGGCTTCGTCTTCCTCTTCCTCGGCTTCAACAACAGGCGGCTTACCGGCAAGCACCATCTTGGGGGCGTTGGCTTTTACGCCATCGCTTTGTGCCACGGTCATGACCACTGCACGTTGTGCATCGTCGCTCTCGGCTTGCGTCTTGATGACTTCGTACTCGTCGTCGGTCAACCAGCGCACAGGCTTGAAGAACAACTTGGGGGACTCAGCCTTGGTATCAAAGCGCATCTCAGTCACGATCTGCTCAGGATTCACAGGCGGGTTCTGCACGGCCAAGTAGCGGGCGTATGCCTGCAATGGGCGCTTGTCGCCTTCTTCCTTACCAAACACCGAGGTGGCGGGCAAGGTCAACTGCATCACGTCACCTGATGGGTTGTTGGCCAACACCACAGCCAAACGCTGTTGGTAGCGGCATGCACGGCTATTGCCTTGGCCAGAACCGGCTTGGTTCTTGGGGCAATTCATGCAGGTCACTGCCTGTTTGTTTGCGGCGCTTGGGTCAGGACGTTCACCATCATTGCTCCAGCAGTCAGGGCCGGTGATGTTGTCGGCATCGTAGGACGATGCGTAGAAGATACGGCTGACCTTGGGTGCGGCTTTGACGATGATGACTTCCAGATGGCGGTCATCAATAGCGGCGACTTCCTTGCCACCAGCTACCAGACGGAACACACCACCTTTGATGGAGATGCGCTTGACGTTGGAGACGCTGCCGCCTGTGAGGGCTTTGGCTGTGTCGGAGAGTTCGTTGTTACGAGCGAATGCGGGAACGTTTGAGGATGAAAAAAGCGTTATGTTTGACATATAAAACTCACTTGGTTGGTTTGGTTATAACAATGTTGAACTCCGAATGCGAGTTCAGTCCCGGAGGCAGAACCCCCGGGTTCTCTTCGAGAAACTGTGCCATGTTGGTTTGAGCGATACGCTTCTCCAGCAACTCGACAGCGCCGTGTTCAAGGATGAACTCCTTGAATGAACCCCAGTCGTTTGTGTTGTAGCGCGTCGATTGACGCATGGACACAGTCCCAAAGGGACTCTTGACAGATGTGACACCCAGTGCCTTCATCTGGTCTTTGATTTCAAACTTGATCTCGTCTTGCGCGGCCTTGAGTTCTTCCAACTTGGTGTCGTACTCTTTGGTCATCGTGTCGATTTCAGTTTTGATTTTGCGGTAAATTTTTACCAGCTTATCCAGAGGAATTGATTCTTCACTCACTTGCTTCTCCTGTTATTGTTTGTCTAAGGTTGGACATCTTACACACGAATTTCAGCTTTGCAACTCCTTTCATGAATTTATTTCTATCTCGAACATCTGGGTCAGAAGTGAGTTGTCGCTCACTTTCGCTTCAAGGGCTTTGAACATCTTCTTCTCGATGGGTGAGCCTTGAATGTGTATGACCGTGACCTTGTCCGAGTTCTGCCCCTTGCGGTCTGCTCGCGCAATACATTGGATGTACTGCTCCACACTCATCAGAGGGCCAAAGAATACAACCGTGTCTGCGGCAGTCAGGGTAATCCCGTGGGCTGTAGCTTGTGGTTGCATTACCAACACACGCGGGTCTTGCTCGTGCTGGAATCTGTGGATGATATTTGACCGTTTGTTGGCTGGAATCCCACCATGAATACATTCATTTGCAATGTTCTTCTTGGTCAGGTGCGCTTGGATGGTGTCGATGCTTGACCTGAACAGCGCAAAGATGATGACCTTGCGCGAAGTCTCTTCCAAGATTTCTTCCAGCACACCAAGGCGTGGGGCAGCGTCGAACTCAACCACCTCTTTGTCGTCCGTGTACACAGCGCCGCAACTGATCTGCAACAGCTTTGATACACCAGCGGCGGCATTGACTGCACTGATCGTCTCGCCTGCGGCTTGCACCAGCATGCGGTCTTTCAACAGGTTGTAGTACTTGGCTTGCTGTGGTGTGAGGGGAACCTCGCGTGTGGTGGTGAGTACTGGGGGCAAGTCAAGACACTGTTCCTTGCTGAACCTGATGGCCGGTTGCAGTGCCTCGTGTACCAGCTCAGCGGCGTTGTGCTTTGCCGCCCACTTGTACAGGGTGATTTTGTTCATCACCTTGTCGCGCCACGCCGTGAAGAAGTTCGGTACTCCCTCGGGGTTGACGATCTTGGCCAAGCCATACGCATCGGCTGGTGACTGCGATGCTGGTGTACCAGTCATCATCCACACATGGGTCGTTGGCTTGATGATGGACTTCAGTGCTTTCCAACGGCGTGTGGTGATCGTCTTGTATGCGTTGGCCTCGTCCACGATGACCAGATCGAAGCGGCCATCAGCGTTGATCTCATCGGCTATCAAGTTCACGCCTTCGTAGTTCGTGATTACAAACTCGTAATCTTGCTGAATCATCTCGATGCGACGACTAGCCTGCGTGTGGTGCGCGACGATGGCCGAGCGATGGATGATGCTGTTGCTTAAGTCAGCCAGCCATGCAGACTGCATGATGGACAGTGGGCACAGAATCAAACAGCGACGAACCTTACCGAGCGACATCAAGTAGTCCGCCGCCCATAGCGCCGATAGTGTCTTGCCTGTGCCGGGCTCCGAGAACACAAACGCCTTGCGGTGCATGGTTAGGAAGGCCGCAGTCTCCATCTGGTGCGCCATCGGTTTGTAACGACCGGGCCACTTGTACTTGCGTGTGATTGGCGAGGGCACATCTTTTACGCCGAGGTTC